TGTTGCAGCGTATTCTGAAGGTGTAAGAGACTTAATTGCCGCCTCCGGGAGGTATCGTTCGCCAGTTTTGCTAGACGGTTTACCACTTTTTGTCCGCCATTTCTGGTCTCCCCAGTCTTTTAAACTTTGCTGCGGAGCTTTCACTTCATCTTCTTCAATGTCTGCGCTAGCCTTGCTCGCTGCCCTAATTTACCGGGAGCTTTTGCAGCTTTAGCCAGCTTACCTGCGGGAATCGGTTTGTCGCCTTTGACACCAAGCTGTGCGCGTAAGGCTCCGGGCTTTTTGATGGCTGACTGAATCCACTTACCACTCTTGAACCCCGGCACACCTCGGCCTTTAAGCACATCAGCACGGGTTACTTTGCCATCGTCATTTAAATCTGGAAAATCTTTAGTCACGATAACCTCCACCAGCGGCTTTGTACTTCTTAGCTACAAGTTGTGCTTTCCTCGCGGACCATTGCCCTGCGCCTGTGCCATGAGTAGCTGCTGCTTTAACCTGAGCGACGATCTTCTTGCGAAGCCCCGGCTTGGTGTAATTACCAGCAGCGTTCACTTTGCCACCTTCAGCGTACTGCTCAAAGTCAGTATCATCTCGCCTAGCTTTACGCTTGGCAGTTGGCATTTTTGAGGGCGAGATCGCCCCCATCCCGCGAGAGGCCATCATCTCAGCAAGCCTTACCGCCGTAAGCCATCTTCTTCATTTTCATCTTAGCCATACCGCCTTTAGCCATTTTGATCTGCGTACCTTTAGTTTTACCTTTGGTAGCAACACCATCAATGCTAGGAGCAGCCGTTTTTACTGCACCCATCTTACTGGCGGACATGCCACCTTTAGCCATCTTTTTCATCGTAAATTCCTTTCCAACTGATTGAGGGACACCAACTTTCTTTGCAAACTTGGGGCTATGCGCTACTGCTTGCATAAACCTTTCTTGTTTGTCACTTACCGTGGGCATTACCGCATCATCCCACGAGTCTTACCACGCATAGCAACACCATCAGCACGTTTGGAAGCTGAACCTACTTTGCCGCCTTTTTTAGCGGTATAGGTATCTGTTTCTTCCATTTCAAACTCAGCCTTCTTTACAGGCTTAGGTTTTGGTTTTGGTGCAGGTTTTTTAGGCTTGTTTAGATCCGGTTCATACTTAGATGTTTCCATGTCCGGGGGGCTAGGTACATTTCTATTCGTTGACATTTTTGTCACCCTTTTTTAGCAAGCGCATCAATCTTTGCTTCAAGCCGCTCAAAGCCTGCATCGAAGCGTTCCATAATTCTTTCAAGGTCCGCACGAACCTCTGCACGAGTGATGTGATCACGAGCGATTTCCTCCCTCGTTTTGTTGAGCAGAATCTGAATACGTTTCTGCTCGTCAGATGCGTTCTTTAACATCAGCATGACCAAAGCCACGAAGAACGATGTGACTAGATTCCAAACTAAGACCCCAGTATCCATTTAACACTTCCAAGCCCTTAGTGATTTGTTGATACGGCTGTTTGGATCGTTAGCTGTTTTAGCTGAAGTAAGCTTCTTCTTCATGCCTTTCATTCGGGCACAAAAGGAATCTCTACGTGATCCACCCTCTGGTTGAGGGGGTTTGAGTCCGGGTTTCCCCGGATTAGCTGCGTTGTACGAAGCTCGCCCTTTGGCGTTCAAACCACCTTTTGGGTTTTTACCTTCCTTGCGCTGCCATGCTGGGGACTTAGCCATAGTAGACAACAGCCGTAGTAGCTGTCCCTGTAATGGTTACGTGGATGTCAGTAAGACATAAAACACCTTCTCCGGGGATTAATACAGAAAAAGGTGTTCCACTGGCAAGGGTGGCTGTAGAAAAAATGGTAGTGCCAGAAGCCCCGTTATCTCTAACAACCACTGTTCCAGCAGTAGAACCGGGAGTAACAAGAACGCCCTTTAACCTAGTTCTACCACTAAATACAGTGGCCGTTGCGGACACATACCCCGCTTTAACATCGGTTTGCATCATGGTGATGCGCTCCTATTCAGGTATTAATCTACATTACCGTAAGGATAGGTTGTAGCGTTTCCGGTGTTATCCAACTGAGAATAACGAACGGTAAAGTACAGCGTACCGGCGCTAATCGAAGTCATTGAAGTGCCTGCGATAGAAATCGTAAACACAAGCTGCGAAAAGTTAACGCCCGAAACACCTGCTGCTTGAGCCGTAATATCAGTTGAGGTTGAAAACTGATTGGCAAGCTGCGTGCCTGTAAAGGTAGCCAAAGACTGACGACCTACTGCACTGATGGTGCCGGTTGCTGCATAGGTGGGTGTCCCTGCCTGTGCCGTGTAGTTATTCGACACATAAACAGTGATTGTGCTGATAGTGCCAGCAGTTACTGTAGGAACTACACCGACATCAAGAAGAAAGTCAGTAATGCTGGAACCTGCTGGCAGATACATTACTGCACCACGATAAATTTGAGTGGCACTATCTGCGGGGATTGAGGTTGCAGTCAAAGTAGTAGCAGAAGCTGACGGTGTATAAACCGTAGCGTTTGTGTTGGGGTAAAGCTGGCTAGCAGTAACAAACTGCCCAGAACTTCCACCGTAGTTTGCTGTATTAGCGGTGGTATTGGTTAATACCAATCCAACTTCTTGGGTCAGATCAACAGATCCGACATTACGAAAAGGCGTGAAACGATTAGTACCAGATAGAACTGGGCCTTCAAACGTAGAACGTCCCATGATAATTCCTTATGCAAAAGTCCCTTTAGCGTCGTTGCATCGTCTGCTGGGGCAGTCGCTAAAGGTATTCACCCAGATAACTACAGTATAAATAAAAAAGGGGGTTTTGCAACCCCCTTTTGCTTAGGTCGAACCCGGAGATCCAAAGATACCCAAGGGATCAGACACCCCGAAGCTATAACGCTCACGAGCCTTGTAGCGAACGTTGCCCGTATCAAAGTCGCCGTCCATTGAATTCTGGAGCGGTGTACGAACAAAATGCTTCAGGCCGTTAGGAACATCGGTAGTCAGGAACCAAGCGTTAGTGTCAGTCAAGAAGTGATTGACCGTGTAACCCTCTGGAATTGCTCCGTTGTTCTTAATAGCGTTAATGTCGTTGTTATTCGTACCGACACGGAGTTCAGTCTCCAGCAGACGAGTTGCAACAAACATCAAAGCAGGGGGGATAACCAGCTTGCGTGGCTTAGCGGCAATCAACAGACCACGTTCATCAGTCCATGCTGCAATCTGAATCACTGCGTTTTCCAACGAAGTTTCATTCAAATCAGAGCCAGTTGAAGGACGATTGCTGTTAACGCCACCGGAAACCAGCGGATGCGAGGTAGAGAACAAGGGCTGACCGTCACCATAGGTAACTGCCGAACTAAAGCCGTTGTTCAAAACCGCAGCAGCTTTTACCTGCTTGGTATAGCTCATAGCACGAGCCAGCGACTTGGTGTAACGAGCAGACAGGCTGTCGTACAGGTTATCTTCAATCGCTTCTTCAGTGATTGAAAACCCAAGTGCAATGGTTTCGTGGTTATACCGTGCAGTCCAAGCTTCTTGCGCGTTGTCATACGAAATAGCTTGACCTTCGGGTTTCACCGGGGCGGCGCTAAATCCAGACAGCTTGGTTTCCTCTTCAAAAGAACGCTCAGAGGTCTCAGTTTCGTAGATCTCTTTGTGTTCTTCGCCATAACGAGCATACTCAAGACCAAACAATGCGTTCAGTCCGGGGAGCAGCTCTTTCAACAGTTGTGCGCGTGAAATAGCCATTTATATTCCCCTTAAGCTGTAGTGCTACTGTAATACCCATGCACCAACAGATTGATCTTGACTAAGATCTCAGGGTACTGAGTAAATACAATCGTAGAAGATGCAGGAATATCAGTTCCTGAACCAGCCACGTTTGGTTGAGCATTAATCGTCACCGACGTTGCACCAGCAGCGGCTGCTGCCGTCACAAACGACCCAGTATTGATAACCTGCCCGTTAGAAGCAAGATACCCAACACTTGTACCAATTGGAATGGCAGAACCTAAGCCAGAACCAGTTAGTGTGATCGTGGTTGTCGAGGACGAACCCGTTGCGCTTTGGCTAATAGCCGTATCTTCCACAACACCAATACAACGAACCGGGAGGATCGAAGTAACAGGCGTAGCAGTTGGAGCCAACACTGCGTTTGCAGAGTTACCCGTGTTGGTACTGCCGGTGTTGTTGATCATTGAAAGGTTAGTACCAATCATTGCCAACGCGCCAGAAGCAACAACAGTCGTTGCAGAGCAAACAACAGCACGGAATACGGTATCAGGATCATCAGTCACATAAGCCGTAGCATCACCGGCAAGGGTGCTGGCAGGCCAATACTGAGAAAACTGTTTTTGCTTGGTCAGCGGATTGGTATAAGTGCATCCCAAGAAAATACCCGTAACCTGATTTGAGCCAGTACCTGTCGTTACAGACGCACGAGTAATAAAGCCGCGAGACAGCACAACAAAGTCACCATAAAAAATATTAGTGGCATAGCTGTACTGAATAGGCAGTTGCCTCGTGGAGCCTGCAAAGACTTGTCCGCCGATCAGGTTGATCGGTTTCAGCCCGTAGGGGGCGTCAATAGTCGGATAAGCCATTTTGGATTACTCCTAAGATTGTTGATTACCACGCCCAAAAGTTACCGTGGATTTACGCTCTGAAAACAGAGGCATCCGTGGGTCGCTTTCGCGCATGAAGTTATTGTCAACAGAACGCATTTGAGCTTCGGCTTGCTGTTGATAAAACGCATCCCGTTGCTTTGACATTTCTGTTGGCGTTTTACACAGCATTAACCCACCGACAACAATGTTGTCCTTATAACGCTCGTTGTCGTTATCGAGATACATTGATATTTCGGGGTGATCTGCTGCACGTACAGGTTCCCAACCTTCGCGCAATTTGGATGACACATTACGAGGATCAGCTTGACCCATCGTGCTAACACGAATCCAGCGATAACCATATCCGGGTTCAGGAGTTGGGTCAGGCAGCAGCGTGGGGGGTGCCCATGCGCGAGGACGCTCTTCCTTATCACGGTTGGTTGAATCACGGTTTGTTCGGTTATCAGCCAATTTATTCTCAGCCATTTTGTGTCATTCCTTCCGCCACTTTCCGGGCATAAAGATCAAGAGGTATCTTCAACTTCTTAGCTAGTGCAACCTGAGTTTGTGTCAGCGTGATTTTCTTTGGCGCAACGCTTCGACTTGCCGGGGCTACAACATTACTGCTCGTCCGTTTTGGTTTCTCCTCAGATTTTCCTTGCTCGTCAGGAAAGCTTTCGGGGAACTTACTACGTAAAGTTTTGTTGATCTGCTCGTAATAATACTCCGAGGTAGGATCAATGCCTTCTTCAACTAACTGCTCGTGCAACCCCAGAGTGAAGGCTGTCATGGGCCGGTTTGGTCCAAACCACTGATTTTGCTTTCGCCACGCAAGTGCTTTGGGGTCCGGCTCATTCTCTGAAGTGAGTTGAGCTTGTGGTTGCATATTTACAGGAATTTCGCGTTCCTGTAAAGGGGTAGGTTTGAAATTCTCAACTTTATCAAGTCGTAACTTAGCCTGAGTTAATTCTTCCTGCGCTGCAATAATTTGGTCGCTATCCCCAGCGTCATAAGCCGCTTTATATTTAGCCCGTGCTTGAGCTAGCGCCATTTCCGCATTTTGTTTAGCTGTACCAACTAAAAGTGTTGTGTTATCGCCAAGATTTTTCTTAAGGTTTTTGTTTTCCTCAAGAATCTGCTGGGCAAACTTTAACGCTTCTTCGCGCTCGCGCAGAGCAGCTTCTTTAGCCCGACGTTCGTCATGGTAACCGTGCGTAATCTTTTTGATGCGCTTTTGAACGCTTTCATCGTATTTAGAAAGCTCTTCATCAGTTACTTCATTAACAGGCCCATCAAGTGGCTCACGTTGTTTATCCTGTTCAGGTGTGTCATCGACCACCTCAATTTCAAACTCAATATCATCCTTACCCTTAGCCTCTTGTTTAGCGTCTTGTTCGTCAGGGAATTTGTATTCGACTTTATCCATATCTCACCTCACGCACGTTGAATGCCACGGGGGTCTTCCACCACAGCTTCCACGGAATCATCATTAATAATCCGAAACTCGCGGTCGTGAATCTTGATGCGAGTGCCAGTATTTGCACGAGTAATAATAAAATCCCCCGGTTTACACCACGGCCCCGTGGGAAAGCGGTTTTGATCGGCATAAGCCATATCACCTAGTGCTACGACAAACAGCACATTACTAAGCAGCTCTTCGTATTTAACCGTAGCATCTGCTTTAATGATCCCGCTGTCGAATTTGTTTTCAATATTAGGCAGGGTGCAAAGAATCTTGTACCCCTTCACAATCGGCAATTGCTTGGCTTTTTGCTGAATATCATCGATAACAGCTTCTGCTGCTTCAGTCATTTTCAAATTCCTCATAACGTTGCACAAGGTCTTGTACTTCCATCCTTGCACGGCGTAGACCTTGGATTACGCCGCACAAATTTCGATATTCAGCAAAGTCTTTACAGCTTCCTTCAGCCATCGCGTCACTTACTTCCCGCTCACGTTCTTTGAGCTTATTAAATAAGTGGTCCAGCATTTGCCTTTCATGGCTCATTCAGTATTCCTTTTTGTCATTGCGGTTTTAAGTAAATCGGCTTGAATCTTTTTATCCGCCTGTCGGTTTTGATTCATTAACCGCACGTTTTCTTTCTGAGCATCGATCTGGATGCGCTTATCCTCGTTCTGCAACCTAGCGGCTGCAAGTGCGGTATCGGCTTGATCTTTCTGAGCCTTGCGCTGTTGCTCCATCATCTTGATCTGGAGTTCTTGCTGCTGTAATTGAACTAGCGGATCTTGAGCAACTGCCTGTGCTTGCTGTTGTGCAGCTTGAGCTTGGTGAATCTGGAGCACTTGCTGGGCTGCTTCTGCTACGTACTTAGCCATCGCCAACTCTTCGGCTTCAGAAATCTCCTGATCAGGCCCAGGCAACGGTGCACCCACACGCTGCTCAATTTCCTGTCTGTACCGATACCCTAAATG